ATTAGATCTGGCATTTAACATCTCCTTCAATTCTATTAAAACCTTAGTTTTCCTGCTGTTGATATCCCGCATTTTCTTCTCATGCTGGACCACAGGATCTTGGCCGACCATATTCGTGACCATAGCAACCTGATCATTATAAATGGTATAATCGTATGTGTCTAGACTGATTTGATTGAAGAATGCAGGATTTCCACTTGGTAATTGCCTAGTATCAAACAGCGCTGCGTTCATATTAAAGTAGCTCGACATATCTGGTTGCTGAGAGATCATTTCTCTACTTACAATTTCATTGATTACATTAAGGGTGGCTGTAGTTTGTTGTACGGTGTTTTTTATCTGTGATTTAATAACCTTTTCAATTGCAGCTATTTTAAAATCAAGCTCAGTTTCTAGTTCTGGCTCTCCTTGAGCATCTTGTTCAACAGTATCTGGTTCTTTAGCTGGACTTCCTTCAGCAACTGCGAGTTCAGTTGGCTCCTCGTCGATTTCTTCTTGTTGGGGATCATCTGCTGTCTCCTCCGGCTCGTCTGCAACAGGGCTTTCGCTACTGGGTTGTTCTTCAACTTCATCAGGTTTCTCCATCTCCGGTTCATTGTCAACGGACGCTACTTCTTCCATTGGAGGTTCGTCCATAGGCTCTTCCTCTATTATATCTTCTTCCATAGGTTCTTCAATTATTTCTTCTGCCATTTCCATAGGTGGCTCTTCAAAATATTCTTCAACCATCTCCTCAAACATTTCTTCTGCCATTTCTATATCCATTTCTTCCATTGGCATTTCTTCAAACATCTCGTCAAAGTCTTCTATAAATTCATCATCAGTAAATGCATCAATATACATATCTTCATCAAAATATGTATCCTCCTCAAAGTACATCTCTTCATTGTCAAAATAATCATCTATTATCGGGAGATCGTCAAAGGCTAATGAATATTCTTCTTCGTAATAGTCTTCATTAATTTCGTAATCAAATTCTTCCAATTCAATGTTTGTGTCATACTCAACATAATCAGGTTCGTAGTTGTATTCGTAGTCATCGTAGTAGGTGTCGTCATAGTACTCATCTTCAAAAAAAAAGTCATCCGTCAAATAATAGGCAGTCTCTTCTTCAAAGTACTCTTCTTCCTCATATATATCATCATAGAAATAATCGTCATTCCAATCATATTCATATTCGATATATTCTGTATTGATATAGGTGTCTTCATAAGAGTAATCATCTTCAAAAATCTCACCTTCAAAAATCTCATCAATAGTATCTGCAACGTCTGCTATCTCCTCCTGTGCTGGGCACGTAGGTGGGTTTTTCTGATAGCAAAACACAACTGTAGAAACACTTTGTTCTGTTAGTGCCAAATAATTTATAATAACTTCGGGGCGCACCACATCGACTCCGCTGTGGCCTCCGTTCCAGTTTCCTGCATTATCATCTACATCAAAATCAAATCGTGCTGTTAATGTGCCATGAGTATTCTCCTCGTCTGGAGCAATAACAAGAGTGTTTTGGTAATTATTAAATTGATAGTTATGATTAGTTGTGTCTTCTAGTAATAATACTTGTGTTGTAGATCCATTTGTATCAGTAGCTGTCTGTGTCATGGTAACGGTAGACTCCCATTGATTCCACCATCTGATGTCTGCTTTAAAAGTAGAAGTTAGTCCTTCTTTCAGTTCGTTCTCTGTTAATATACCTTGTGAATTAATTACTGATTCTGCATACTTTCCATCTTTGCCGGTGAGATATATAGACTCATTAATGTCTGATGAATCGGGGAACATGGATCCTGTCCAACTACCATCAGTCCAGTCCTGACTAACTAGGTTGTCTGTAACTGCTGTACTGCCAGTTGTGTAAGTGGTGTGTGTTGTGGTATCTCCTGGATTAGGAGTATTTTCTTCTATAATTATGGTATCTGCAAAACTAATTGTCGAGATTAACGACGTTACCGCTGCCATCAAGAATAACTTGCGCATTTGGGTTCCCCTCTAGCTCTTCAATAATTTGATCATCCACTTCTTGCATATATCTAAGTGCTTTTGTGTACTCTTCATAGTCTGGTCTTTGTTTGTCATACTTATTCCATTCTTCTAGAGCCTCTGCCCCAATTTTTCCTTGGAAGGGGCACGGTGTCCCGGCATGAGCCATGCTCTGAAATACTCTAGCGTCTTGACACAAAATGCTGACCGCGGCTACCTTCATATTATAATCATAAAGGAGCTTGGATAATTTCATTCTTTCACAATTCATATCTCGTTTTGTAACACCAATGCTTGCACCAAGTCCAAACTTCTGTATTCCACCGGAAACACCAGTAGTACACAAATCTTGGCTCATCGAAGATATAGCAGGAGCTGAAGCAGAGGGTACTACTCTAGAGTCTCCAGTATATGCATTATTTGTGGTTGCGTTGTTTGTTGTGGTAGTAGAAGTGGATCCGTCCTGATATTCTGTAACTGAGCTACTTGAATATCCACCAGTGATGGCAGTATTTGATCCTGATTCATTAGTCTGGGTGTTGTCTGTTGCGCCTGCATCATTAACATCATTTGCTGACATGGCAGAATTCATAAGATAACCCAAAGCAATTAAAGTGCACACCATAGCTCCAATTACAATCATTATATATTTTACCACTAAACTACCCCCGTTGAATTTGACCAAATATATCCCATTATAAATAAAAAGGATATTAAATATATTTTAATTTCCAAGAACATCTTCTGTTAAAATTTTAACAATTCTCTTTCGCCCCATGTCTATCTCTACCTCAGCCTCTACCTGGATGCATTTCATAAAGATGCCTTCTTGATCGGGGCCTATGTTCTGTGTAGCGACACGTTTGGTCTTCAAACAATCGTGCATCCCCTCAGTTGGCACTGTCTCTATTAAATTTCCGTTTAAAATTAATAATACTACAAATAAAGTTTCTTTCATTAGTGTGTTATCCCATTCTGTCTTATCTTATCTATTAACATCTCAACATCTATCATACGTTCTTCTATAAATTGTAGTTGCATATTTAGTTTTGCAATCTCTGGAACCTCTTTATTAACATGAGTACGAAGTTCTTCTTGTGTTTTTGACAGCCATTCCACCAACATGTAGAGCTCGTTTATCTGTGGACTGACCATGGTGCCTTTGGGGACGCCGGAAATAAATTCATTAGCAGCTTCCATGTCTTGTGCCATTAGCTGTTGAGTTGTCTCCAGGGTATTTAACCTTTCCTGAATCGAGAAAAAACTCATTGTGCCAATCGCAACTGCTGCGAGAATTGCTAAAAGGTTACGTGCAGGAAGAGAAATTTGCGTCGAGTCTGAAAGTTTCATTTAACAATTCCATCTACGCCTAGCTTGTCTAATTCTAGAGTTAGGATCGTTTTTAGTTTTTTCTGATGATCTTTTTAATTGTCCTGCTGATCGTGCGCAATAAGACTTACGTCTATTTGCTGCCTTACTACCTTTTTTAACTTTTCCTGTAACCGCTGTTTTTAAATTACTTCCGGGATTGGCTCTTCTGTACGCAGCAACACCTTTTTCGGTCATGCCCGCACCAGATTTGGTAGACCTATAGTTACCACCTTTGCCAACAGTTCTGCTTATAGCTTTACCCATTAGCGAGTTTTAGGTTTTATTGCAGTTTTAGCAGATGCTTTTAAAGCTTTATCAGTAACAGTACCTTTACCCGGTCTACTCTTACCTGCTTTTTTTGCTTTGTTTATATTGTAGTATAAACCTTTTTTAGCAATTCTGCCGTCTTTTGTTTTATGATATCCTTTTGGTATAGCCATATTTATCTCCTTTTGTAACGATTATACATTAATATTAAAATAGCTAAATAGAAAAAATACACTCCGTAGCCTGAAAAATTAATCATACTTCTGGCCCTTCTGGTGTTGGTGCTGAATACCGTGACTCGCAAAAGTACTCAAACCCTTTCATATCGCCATTTTTATTGTGATTTTCTAATAGGTCTAAAGTTAACTGTACTTTATTCTGAAACAAAAATTCTTGACAAGTTACATTGCTGTCAAACGTGGCCTTATCATACTGCGTATAAATAATCTGATCTGTGCTCGAAAAAAATAACATTGCCGTAATGATGAAATACATCTAGCCTCGCAATCATTTTTTCTGATTGTTCTTAAAGATATCTACGCCCTTGAGTCCGTATATACTGCCCACGACGCCTACAAATAGCATCTGGTACCACATTGGAAGAGCTGCAAACTGTTCAAAGAAGATGTCTATTTTTTCTTTAATTAGTGGATCGTCACTAAACACACTCCATATTAAAAGTAAAATTGGGAGCGAAATTAAAATCAAAACGAACTCGTCTTTCCATCCATTGTCTTGTGATTTTCTTATAACTTGTTGGTATTCAATTTCACCACTAGCCATTTTCTGTGCATGAACCATAGCTGCATCAGACTCAAGCATCTTACGCTTTTGTCTGTTTTTCATTATGTGAGTACCAGCACCAACTGCTAGTTTTAATACATCAAATATCATACTAATACCTCACAAATTAAAATAACTGACACTACAATTACTGCAATGTTAAAAACAGCTTGTATTCTCCAACGAACCTTATTTCTTTTTAAAAATTTTAAATTCATAAATTGTCTCCCTTCCATTTTTGAACATCAAAAGAAGGACACTCTTTTTCACTTATTTCATTATGTCCAATAACTTTAGCATTTGGAAAATCAACTTCTAGTTCTTTAACTTTTGCTAATAAACTAGTCCATTGTTGTGCAGTAAAATTATTTTCAGCAGAATTATCTTCAGCCATGCCACCCACCAAGCACAAACCAATACTCTTAGAATTGTATCCGGCAGCGTGTGCGCCAGAATCATTAATGTCACGACCTTTTTCAACAGATCCGTCTCTCCTTATTACAAGATGATAGCCTATGTCTCGCCATCCATTGCCATTGACATGCCAATCACGAATTGTATCAGCTCCTATATCCATACTAGGTTTAGTCGCTGCACAATGGACAACAATATAATCTGTTTTGTTTCTCGGTTCCATTAGCTTGCTACAATAGCAACAACTATAATAACGATAACTGCAGCAATAGCGATCTTTTTCTTATTATCAAGATTCATTACCCAGTCTTTTAGTTCGTTTAGTTTATCCATTTTTGGTCCTCCTATTAATAGTTATTAAAGTATGATCGTCCAGGGACAGCGCTAAAACTAGCCCTATCTCTGTCTTCATCCATAGCTCTTTTAAACTCTTCCTCATATACCTGTTTTAAATTAGGCATCATTTGCGGAGCTTTTTTCATCGCAATATAATATGCCATTCCAGCACTTAAACAAGGTAAAAATCTAAAAGGAACGTTTGGATCATCAGTTGGTACATCAATATCATCTAATCTTTTTAAATAATAGTATCGTATAGTATATGTAGAAAGATCAGGAGTTGGATACACATACAAAGTAGGTGTTGTTGTTCTTTCAAAATAAAACTGTGATGGTTTACCTTCTGAATCTTTACTAGGTAACATTTCATAGTCTGCTCGACTTATTCTAGATAAAGTTACATCAGTATCATCAGCATCTCTTATTGATACTTCTAATACGTCTACAATATTTGCATTTAATGCATAATCTTTGTCACTAGCTGTTGTTGATTGTGTGCCAAGAGTTACGGTCCATAAATTAAGACCACGATTAGCCCACTCAGCCATAAGAAGATTCATACTACGAATAGCAGTACGTAAATCTTTACCGCTTATTTGTTGTATACCACATCTTTCGTATGCTTCACGGATAACCTCATCGGCATCCAGACTAAAATCTGTAGATCCTGATACAGCCATACTTTACTCCTTACGAATAATTTTTAAGCCACTCACAAGTAATAGTCGCACTATCATTTGCAGTACAAGCAGGCATTACAATTACAACATCTCCTGTAAAGTTAGTTGCTTCATTGTTTTTAATCCCACCTATAGAGCTATAGTCTAAATAACCATCACCTTCTACTGTTAAAAAAGCTGCATCAGTGTCTGCGTCCCACATTAATTTAACTGCGTCTACTTTTGCTGTCATAGATACACTATACCATATTTTGTTTAAAGTAACGGTTGCTGGAGTGGATCCATCACCTCTTGCTGTCAATGCTGATACATCAACAATTTTAGTTGTGCCACCACTGTTGTCAGACACATTTTGGTAATGTGTAACTAATTTTTTGTCACCTTCATAAAGTGTTTGGTTTAATACTACGTCTGCCATTTTGTTTTTCTCCTACTAAAAGAGTAGGGGACATTACTCCCCTACTCAGAGTTTATTTATTATATCTTTTATTCAAAGATTTT